GATATGGCGAGCCAATGGAGATACCAATTATTTGACAGCAACTGCTTTTGCAGCATTACCATTTAATTCATGGAGCGGTAGCTTGGAATTTAGATTTCAAGTTGTATGTTCTAAGATGCATAATGGCAAATTGCGTATCAATTATGATCCAAATTATGCCTCAGCTAGTGATGCTACACACAGTCAGTATTTGACTTCATATTCAAAAATTATTGATTTGAAGCATACATCTGATTGTACAATATCTGTTCCCATGGCACAACCTCAGACTTTTAAAGAGATGCTTGTGCCGGGTTTAGATGCAGCTACTGAGATTCATTCAACAACGCGATTTACGAATGACCCTCAGTTTGCGCATAATGGTACGTTGTCAGTGTGGATTCAGAACGATCTTACAACACCTAATGATTTGGCAAATAATGATGTAGAAGTCAATGTTTACGTCAAGGGTGGACCTGATTTAACATTCAGAGATCCTACTAATAGATTGGGATATTTTGCAATAGCACCTTTTGGTTTTGGAGCACAATCTGGTGAATTACAAGCCCAATTGGGAGAAATTCATAATGAAGGTGATTTGAAAGAAGATAACGCACCAACGCAGGATTCATGTGTGGACATGACAGCTGGTAATATGCCAGCAAGAGTTGGGGAGGTTTACTATGGTGAGATAATCGATTCATTTCGTCCTCTTTTGAAGAGGTTTAATCACCATGAACGGATGACCAATACAACAGCCACCGCTTTTGAGTGGGAGTCTTATTTCAGGCGGACAATATTTCCAAGATTGAAAGGTCCCATGCCCAATGCTGTTACACCAGCAGTTGGAGGAAATTGGAATTTTGTTAATTTTACATTATTAAATTACATTACTCTAGGTTTTGCTGGTAGCAGAGGATCAATTAGATGGAAGTTTGTCCCTACAGTACACTTTGTGCAACAATCTAAGCTTTCTATAGAACAACGAAATGTTCGTTTTGGTGTAACTGATCTAGTTGTTGATGATGTTGCAGCAGGCACACAAGGTTTGTTCTCAGCTGAATTGGCACGTATGGCTGTATTGAAGGATGGCGATGCAATTGATGCGTATACAGGTTTGGCTGGGGGAGCAGTTACCCAGTCCTCTGTTAACCACACACTTGAAGTGGATTTTCCATATTATAGTGTGTGGCGGTTTGAACCAGGCTGTCGAACGAATTATGAGGTTCGTGATCTGGATTATGACCGAGGGTATCCTAATACCCGTGTCTACCATTTAACAATGTCTTCTGGTAGACATCCAAGTACCGATGGTACACAAACATCTGAGTACATTGATACATATGTTGCTGCAGGCGAAGATTATACTGTTTATTTCTTCACTGGGGCCCCACCACTTAGGTATTGGGCAAACCCACCTGCAACAGCATAACTAAATAAAATACACCCCTGTGGCCGGGGTGGGCGTCGAAAGGCGACCGGGGCTGTAGCCGAATATAATTTATGACAAGTTTGTTTATTTTTACTCGGTTACCGCCGGGGTTTTTAGAACAAGGGAGTCACAAATTTTAATAGCTC